GTGAGTCGCAAGGTTCTTCACCTCAGCAACGGTGTAAGCTTTCACAGTTCTAAGAGCGCCTCTCGGCCCAAAGAGGTACGTAGTGGGGTCCATAACGATCCCCATGCCAAGATCGAGGGCTAACCCAGCCAAAGACCCGTCGATACCCAGGAAGCTGGAGGGCGTATCCCCGCCCTCATGCACTACCTGCTTCACATCCGTCAGAAACTGACCGTATGTCTCTACCGAGAAGTTGTCCCAGATGTCCTCTACGGTAGTCAAGGCCAAGAAGGTAGTTCCCACCGTATTAACCCAGTTGCCATACCAAGCCAGCTTCTCCAAAAGCACATCGCTCACACGGAAGTCGTTCTCCCTGAGGTCAGCAATCCTTTCCTTGTCCGCCTCCGTCATCTGAGCTACGTAGTCAGCTAGAGCATCCTTCACTACATCGTTCTGTTGCTGGTCGTCCTTGAACATGGAGAAAGCCAACAGAGGATCGAAGCCAGCAATCCTCATGTACTCCTCTTTGATGTCTGGGCGGGTCTGGTCCATGTCTGCCCACAATGCGCGAAGCATCGGATCAGACAGATCCTCAGTAAGCTTCTCCACATCAGCAGAGGTACCCTCAAGCTCTGCAATCATCTCCTCTTTTTTCTTGTCCGCCTCAGCTTTCAGCCTTGCATGAACACCGTCACCATAGATGTTGGGTGTGATGCCATCAGCAATGGCAAAGGAGAGACCAACACCTCGTGCTAGCTTATCCACAGACCAGCCCAGCGCTTCCATTCCTCCCTCCAGGAACACCTGAGCTAGTGCTTGGGTACCCATCAGCTTGTCGGGGTCGGCTCCCTCCCTCAGTTGACCACGCATAGCAGCCTCTTGTTCATCCAAGAACGTCTGGATGTCCTCCTCCGACTGCATCTTCTCCTCAGGAGCTACCTGAAAACCACCGACAGCTTCCAGTGTCTGTTGGACTTCTCCCTGACGGGTTAGCTGTAGGTACGTCTTCTCTCTCCAGCTCTTGATGTCCTCCTCGAACAATTGGTCACGTTGACCAGCTCGCGCAGCCTTCAGCTCTTCGAGAATGGAGTCTCTTTCTTCTTGTGAATAGAACCCACCCTCAGGGATTGGAATGTTGTCAGCGGAGCCGGTCAAATATCCAACTGGGTGCTTGACGAAGTTCATAACCTTTACACCAAGCTCACGACCCCGCGCCCTTGATTCTGCCTCTGCGTCTGCCTCTGCTTCAAGCGCCCTTTCATTCTGGCGCTCGATAGCCCATTTGTACTGTTCGCTTTCCAACTCGCCAGCGATAGAAGCCAGTTCTGCTCCCCCAACTAGACGAAGGTCAGCGGGATCCCACTGCATCCACCACTCATACGGAATCTCTCCCCTGTGACGAGAAAAGGCTTCTTCATATGCCACAACCCAGTCGTTCCTGCGTGTTGCCTGCCACTCATCTACCTTGTCCACCTCGGTGTACTCAGGCATTGGAGCAGCGCTCTTTTTGTAGTTTCCACTGGTAAGCCCAGGCATGTTGCGAAACTCAGCAAAGGGATCCTTGCCCTGCTTCAGTACATTCTCATAGAGAGCAGGAAGCTGTTCCGGCGTATCCGAGAGCTGCAAGAACTGCTTCTGACGTAACATCTCAGCCTGCTGGCTAGCGTAGGCCAGTTTGTCTTTGCGTCGAGCGAGATAGTCTTCGGTCGATGCCATCAGATCGGCTCCCTAGCCATGCGCCGCAACTCGGCACGAGCCAGCGCACGGAGCTGAGGTGTCACAGCCTGGGTAGCCAAAGCGCGAACACGGTTTGCACGATCACTCATCATCGGGTCAGCACCTAGATCCATAGGGCCGGGGCCGGGACCGTAGGAAAGACCCGAAGTCAGAGGTCCGTTGTCTCCGGTGCTCACCTGTCCAGAGATGAGAGCACCGAGAGGATTTTCGGGGGCGGGCAGAGCTGGAGTAGGAGCACCTCCAGGTCCGCCTGCGCCCCCTCCCCCTCCCATTGACCCCATAATGCCTTGATCCAGGGTAGCGCGATCACCATACGCGGTACTTCCTGGAGCAATAGAGGCTGCTGTCTGAGAAGCGGAAGCTGCCATTATGTCACCTGCCTAGAATCCTGACCCATCATAGCGCCTAACGGGGGTAACCCCATACCGGGTGGAGCCTGCTCAGCTTGTCCTGGGATGCCTCCACGAGCCATTGACTCAGCACCCTGCATCTGCCCGAGAGCATCCATGCCCCCAGCCCCTTGCTGTGGAGGCTGTTCTGGCACCAGAGCCTTAACCAGTTCCTCCACCACCTCTTCAAGAACGATGTTGTCCTTGGACATGACTTTCAGGGCCAGAGCGGCGAGAGAAGGATCGCCGCCCTGGGCCTGAGCGAGCACTCCCTGGACGAGAGAGTCCTGCATCTGCTCCCGCAGGATGAAAACCTCTTCTTCGTCTGGGTTTTCGAGGAAGGGGAGCTGCCGTCGAGCGGTGCCGCGAGACAACAGACCGTTTGCCAGGTGCATCGAAAGACGCACCTCCACATTGGCAGGGTCCGATCCAGCACCAATGCCATAGGTAGCGATGGCCGTCCATGCTCCGGCGACATCTTTAGAGGGTACATAGGTCTCAGCCTTGGAGGTATCACGCAAGTCCCCAACGATGGTCTTCTCTCCGTCGCAGTAGACCTCATCCATCGCCAGCAGGAACCCACTAGCCTTGGAGAAGAGCACCTCGAACTGCTTGTGTGCCACAGCCAACCGCGCGTCCAAAGCCCCCATCGAGGCGTTGATGCCTCGCGCTGACACAATGCTCGCACCGGGATCTCCAGAGAGCTGTTGCGGGAACACAGAACCTTTGCCTGCTTCCTCCCCCAGACGCGCGATCAGATCCTTTACATCGAAGTGGGACTGAGGCCCAAGCCTGTCGATACGACCCTCAGCGGATCGGTATTGGATCATCCCGCCAGGACCGAAATCTTCCGGGTTCACAGCGTCGTAGACCCCGATGGTGGGGAACACGTGCTCCTCTGTGCTTTGGATGGTCATCAGCATGAGGCGTTGCATGGTACGGAGGATGTGGATCGACTGATCGAACACCCCGCGCCGCTCACCATCGAAAGAAGGACGCACAGCCTCCCACGCAGGTACGAACCCGAGGTCCCATTCCTTGTCCACCAGGGTGACGTTCCTGTGAGTCTTGCGACCCTCCTTGGACACATCCACCAGCATGTACTGAACCCTGTCGTTGGTGTACCAGAACCACTCTTCCACAGAGTCGGCTTCCGACTTGGCAAACTTGTCTGCCCACGCCGGGTACATGGCCTTCAGCTCGAGAGAGTCCAACTTGCGTGCAATGTGCAACTCGGTGATGTTCCCCAGGTTGTCCTTCAGCACGTAGGTGTGCCGGGGGTCGAACCGCATGATGTAGGGGTTGCGCTTGGAGGGATCCTTCTCCTCGAAGTTACACCACACCCCGGCTACAGCAGCCCCGGCTCCGGCGTAGTCACCCCACAAGAGGGCAGCCATCTCAGAGGCGTTGCTTGCGTCCCACAGCTCTTTGATCCTGCGCTCGCGTTTGCGGGCGGCGGGCTTCTCCGTCTTGCGGTCACGGACCTTGTTCATAGGGACACGCACAGACGGCAGAATGGCACCACCAACCGAAGACCAGTGAGCCACACCAAGCTCAACTTGATTGGCAACGGTTGGTGCCTCAGGAGTTTGGGAGAGATCAGGCCACTCAACGAACCAGTTACCAGTCACCACGTTGGTGACGGTGTTGATACGAGCGTGAAAGCTCTCGAACTTCTTGACTAGGTAGTCGTGTCGGTCACGGAGGGTTCCGAGGTTTGCGTAAACAGCAACAGCCGACTCAATTGCTGATGGTCCTGGTGGTGTGGTAGACATCACCAAACATCATACATCATCGGCGGGTCCTTTGCGACACAACGGCGGGTACTCCACGCCTGCGCATGGAAAGACCTTGACTGATAGTGTGAACAGATTGGTTGTTGGCCTCCAGCATGGCTACCCACAGGGCCATCACTCCGTCCTGCTGGTCACTCCAAGGAAACACCAGAAGATCGTCCACAAGACCCTGCAATCTGGGCTTGTCGTCCATTCCGGCGTTGGCGAAGGCGATCAGACCGGCGTTGAACAGCCCTGCCATCGCCGCGATGCCGTACTCCTCGTCCCACTTGCCTTTCTTACCCTTGCCTGAGGTGTGGTGGTCCTGCATCAGCGTCCCCATGCCCGCAGCGCGGTGCATGAGCGTCTCGTCACCCAGCAGGGTCTTGGCGAAGTTGGTCTCGATCACCGTGACGGCAATCGGATGGTCCATAGCCCTGTAGCGCTCCCAGAAAGTGTACATGAGATCCTGGCGGACCCCCGTCGCGCCTAATCCTGACCCGATGAAGATGTCGACAACGGTGCGAACTCTAGTGGTAGGGTCAACTGCAAGTACGATTGCCGCTGCTCTTCCTGTAGTAGCGGGATCAACTCCGAGAATGAGCCGCTCATGCGGGAATACTCTTCCGAGCGGTCGATGCGCTCCCAGTTCAAACGCCTGTTCGACTTGGGCTGGTGTGAAGATGTTGCTTCCAACTTCTACGTCCTCCTGTTGATAGACCAGCCGCCAGCGGTCAGGGTTCTTTTGAAGGATGGTCTCGCGAATATCACGAAGGCCCATCTGATAGCCGGTGATGTGCTTCTCACCAGCGAACTCTTCCTCGATGTCATAGCCGTCCAGTGTCCAATACTCGGGCCATGATGGCCTTTCGTTCTCAGTGTACTCGTCAAGGATTGCTGGGATGTACACCCCGCGGAACAATCTGTTTCGGGACCACGATTTCTTCCAGTGACCGTAGAGATCCTGTGGAATCAGGCGGGTTCCGTTGACTACCGTCTGTCCTCGCTGGGCACGAGACCGGGCTTCGGAGTCGAACCAGTTGTCAATCCGATCACGGGTTACCTCGGAGAGTTGGTTGTCTTGTACAAGGGCGTCGTCAAGGATGAGGTAATCAAGACGAGATCCGTAGATGAGCTTCGCAAGACCAAGAGCTTGCACAGAGGCATCCCGCTCACCGGACATTCTGTGGCGGGTAAAAATCTGATCTTGGCTCCATTCGAGATCGCCGTGCAGAGGCTTAAAGCCGTTGAAGTCTTCGATGAGGTTTCGTGGTGCGTCGTCATAGAGATGCTCCTCCGTCAGATACCGCTTGATTCGAGTCAGCAGGTCCTGTGCCTTGGTCGAGTTCTTGGTTACGAGGGCAGTACGGCTGTCGAGCTTCCTCGACAGATTGTACAACACGTACCACAGACTTACCAGGGTACTCTTTCCAGACTCGGGGTGGCCGAGGATCAAGACGATCTTGGCTAACGGATCCATTAGCGCAGACTCGATACGTAACTGGTGTTCCGCAAGC